AAGAAATTACTAAAAAGCTCAAGGACAAATATTAAAGGGCATAGGTTAACACATTTGTAGGAATACAAATGTGTTAACCTAATCAACCTGATATATCTGTAAAGGTGCAAGGCTGATGGTATCGTGATAGATGACTAACTATAGTTTCACGTTTACAGAATATGCAGCTCGCCCTGGTTTTAGGTGTCTTGAGTTTTAATTTATGATCTTCAGAAAAAATTCTGCCTTTGGACGCTGCTGATAATGCATCTTTCTGCGCTTGCGTGCATGGTGTGCCAGGTGTACGACCCCCTAAATTAGTGCCCCGCTCTAATCTGGTAACAGCTCCACGTTTAGCACGTTCTGCTCTCTGCTCTAAAATTTTCCTATCAGTAGAATGCGTGTACCGTAATATTCCATTTGTTATATTAGCAACTTGTCCATCAGTACGTTTCTTACCTGTGGTCTTTTGAACACGCTTTGCTATAGATTCAGGTGATGATTTCTTCCCAAGATTACCAGTATTACGGCCGGCTGCCCATGCCTCTTTACCTTTTTCCGATAATAATTTACGAGTCTCATCTGAACTTCCATATACTCTAGTACTATCTCCATTCCCGCCAATAGTCTTATTCATACATTGAGGATCTAGCAACATATCAGCATTAACAATTTCAGCCTCGCGGCCAAAAGCATCCTCACGACTATTACATATTTCTAAAATTTCACGGACATGCTTTTCACGGCCATGTTTCTTGATTGACCTCTGAATATGAATACCACTACCCATATATGTATCATGCATATTATTGGTGGAATGAACCCCAATGTAAAACTTTCCATCTGTTCTAATTATTTTATAGATCAAATGAAACATGTATTCACTTGGCTTTTTTGCATTTATTAATTCTGATGCTTTTAATTTAGCATAAGAAATTTTTGCCTCGAGCCGAGTATCAAACACATCCAATCTGCAAAACGCGTGATTTTCTAATTTATGCTCTGACTTTGAAATTGATAAAGCATGCCCTGTACCCATGAATTTGTCATCTAAAGAATCAGCAGAGGCAATACCATAGAATACTTTTGCGGTGTTTATGCATGTAACTTTATATGTAAAATGAAATTTTCGATTTTCAGCTCTTAACAAAATAGATCTCCTTGTAGTAGAGATCTATTTAGTTATTCCTGCAAATGTGTTAACCCGAAAATCATGCAAAAAGGAATGCGAGGTTAGAATGTTCAGCATTCTGATATTCATAATTCAGCAATGCTTCTTTAAGCTCAGTAAAATCCTGTCTAGATTCAGCTAAAAGAGTATCACCATTTAAAGTAATAGTCCCATTCGCTCCTGGAGTTCCACTTGAATATTTGGATCTAATCATACCAAGATATTCTTTACATTCTGCCAAAGCCCAGTTTTGTAAAAATTGTTTACACCATCTATCAAGAAATAATTCTTGCTCAGACCGCTCGCATTCAACTTCAAGAACTATCTTTTCATCTTGGCGAATAGCACGTTTCAATGTTAATTCGCGACGAGCCTCATTCCATGTAAATGGAACATCTCCAGCGAACATTCTAGTAAAATCTTCAGCCCATGAATGTATTAAATGTGTTGATAACATATTTCCGCCACCATCTGCAAGATTATAAAACTGTTGAGCAAATGCTTGGCCCCAAGTATTGTCTGGACCAGATCCTGTTACACCAAACAAATTTAGTCTGTGAATTTTCATTACTGATACAACTGAATCAGTTCTATCAACGGGCGAATTTAGATAATAAATTAGCTGATCTTTGATTAATCTGAATGTAAAATACCTTTGTTCATACCCGCCAACTGAAAGCTGCCTATAAGTATCAAGTGCATTATCAATTGCAATATTAAACTGTTCTTCTGAAAGCTCAATGCAAACAGCAGGCCAGCCAAGTTGAGCTTTTAAAATATTAATTAACCTTAGCCGTTCATCATATGATCCATCATTACCAATACCAATTTTATCTGTAATATTGGTACCTTGCTGTGCAGTATTTGCTTGATGCCAGGTACTTCCATTGAATACATTAAGTTGTCTTTGAGATGTATTATAAAATAGTAAGCCAGAGTAAGGCGTTACCATCTCAGAACCTTCAAATGAGAATTGAACCGTAAAGGCAGGCACTAATGAGCTTCCTACCATAAACAGTGAAGTGCTAGGGCTTGGTGTATGCCATCCTAGACCATCCCAATATTGTACACGCTGAGTAGTGTAACTATAAACCAAGTCTCCCGGTAAAGGTTCTTTTGGTAACTCAGTTAATGATGAAACGGCATTTAGTGGTACCCACCCGTCAGCAACACGTAGTTGAGTGTTTAATGCAGTACCAGTAACCCAAGTTGCCCCATCAAAAATTTTAAGCACATTTCCAGCTAACATGTGCGCATGCCCTAGAATTCCAGGGTTAAATTCTCCAGTAATAATTGCATCAGTGCGAGTTGGAACCCATAAAGTTTGTGCTGCATCCCAGTACTGCACGCAGTTTAATTGCTGGTCAAAATAAACCATTCCAACTGTAGGTGAGGTTGGTGCAGATGGTAATGATGGTATTGATCCAGTAAATGATGAACTATCTTTTTCAATTCTAGAAGCTTCAAGCGGATATGACTGAATTCCAATTGGGTAATACTGTAAAACATTTGTACATGCATGCACAGATGCATAATATAGTGTATTTGGATTTGTACCAGTTATAGTTACAGAGAATTCAACAGTCACGCCATCTGCTAACAATACTTCAGTTGGCAATGGCCGATCTAAGATATTACTCCAAAAAGAAACAACTTGTGTATAGCCGATCATATTAGAATTGACATCATTCCATATTGTACTAGCACTGGTATATTGAACACCATCTGTAGGATAACTGTTAGGTGTTAATGCTTTTGTACCTAATGTTAAGACTGCACCGTCAATAGCTGAATATGAATGATTTTTTGATGGGCTTAAGGGATATCTAACTGTTAATTTAATGGTATCTGGCGATGGGCGAGCAATGTCAAGATCAAACTGCCTAGCAGCAATCCATAAATCATGAGTTGAAATTTCAGTAAATGAGCTGTCTGCCATGGTAGAGTCCAATAATGTATGATTACCTTATTTACACCAGCCGGTTCTATTAAATACAAGATGCGATTTACTCTTCACACATTCAGAGCTTCTGAAACTATTAGCGCCGTCATTAGATTAAGAGGCAGGCATAATATCACGCCTTCAGAGATGGTGCATTTACAAAGAGCTTTTGATGAGTTGAATGGTCTTATAGTTCCAAGACCAGGAATGGTTTATAAAATTCCATTGCCATTTGAAGTTACAGATGAATTCGGCAATGTTGTTGACACAACTCCCGAATTCATCCCTTTGACTGAAGATGATTTAAAAATTTAAATTATTCTAGAACGCGTTTCACAATTTTAGCAATGTTTAATGCATCAGAAAGACCATTATGGTGCCTGCCTTCCATTGGAATGCCATAGTATTCCAATGCTGCAGCCATTCCCATTTCTTTAGGATTTCTATTCTTCAGCATCATTAAGGTTTTAACATTGAAGTGCGAATGCATCCTATCAAATGGATTAATTTGCGCAGGAATATTATACATTGGGTAAACGCCATTCTTACCAGTGCATGAAGATAGTTTCACACGATCGTATTCACCGTATGAAAACCATGATGTACCTTTTTTCGGTGTGAATATCATGGTAAATTCCCTGAATGCTCCGGCAATATCAAGACCTGTGTCAACATCAGCTTGCGTCCAACCAGTTAGCTCTGTGCAAAATTCAGACACTGTTGAAAATCTAGGTTTTACAATAATTGATGCTCTTTCAACAATAACACCGGACTTAATGTCAAGTGCACAAGCGCCAATTTCAATGATTTCGTTTACTTGAGTGCCACGTTCTTCATCAGTTCTCCAACAAGTGGCTTCAATATCAACTACTATTACTGTGTGTAATTTACTCATTTTCTTTAGCCTCAGCTCTGATAGCATTCATATGCTTTTGTTTTGCATTTTGCAATGCCCGCTCTAAAATCTGAATAGAATGCGGCCAGTCACCTGACAAAATAACTTCTTTATAATTTAAATCCATTTTCGTTTCATAAAGTTCATCAAGCATATCTTTAAAAAACGTAAGCTCTGGCCCTGCTAATTTATCAAAATGTTTCTTAGCTTCAGCAGAATACATACAAATATCACACATGCATGCCATTTGTTACCTCTTATAATTAATCGTTGTTTAACTTTTCTTTGTTTAAATGATTTTGCAAAATTTCAGCTTCTAATTGTAGTGATAATCTTTCTACACATAATATATCAATAGCTGATTGAATATGCGAAGCT